TAATTTTATGATTCAAAGCACTTGGTTTCAAAAATCAGGAATGTATTTGAGGTCTGAAGATGCTTGGGCATGTCAATTAGGTACAACTGCTGACCCATCTAAGATTGAACAGTTTGCACCTCTTTTACTAGAACCAACTCCAAAATTTGAAAACGGCGAAGTTGTTACATCAACAGGAAAGCCCTTTACAATTGCTCATCAATATGATAGAGTACCAGAGTGGAAACAAATAATTGAGGCGAAATATGGCTAAAAAAGTATTAGTAACCGGTGGCGCAGGTTTTATTGCTCATCATTTAATTGAAACATTGATACAGAAAACCGATTGGGAAATTGTATCGTTAGACCGATTAGATTTTTCTGGTAATTTAAATCGTTTAGCAGATGTGATGCAACAATTCACACCTGCTGAAAGAAAACGAGTTCAAATTGTTTACCACGATTTGCGAGCTGAATTAAACCCACAAATTACAAGTTTGCTTGGCGATGTGAATATCATTTTGCATTTAGCTGCAGGTTCTCATGTAGACCGCTCTATTGAATATCCAATGGATTTTGTAATGGATAATGTGGTCGGCACAGCAAACATTTTAAACTATGCTCGTAATCTCCGTAACTTAGAACGATTCATTTACTTTTCAACCGATGAGGTATTTGGTCCTGCACCAGAGGGAGTTTATTATGGTGAGCGTGACCGATATAATTCAACCAATCCATATTCTGCATCTAAGGCTGCGGCCGAAGAAATTTGTGTAGCATTTGAAAACACCTATCGTATGCCTTTGTATATCACACATACGATGAATGTGTTTGGTGAACGCCAACATCCAGAGAAATATATTCCACTTTGTATTCGCCGTGTTCGTAGTGGTGAAACAATTAGAATACATTCCAACCCAGCGAAAACAAAAGCTGGTTCACGCCACTACATTCACGCTAAAGATGTGGCAGAAGGACTATTACACATTCTTAATCTAAAAGGGCCATTTGATATTGATTATGGTGGCGCCAAATGTCCTAAGTTTAACCTTGTTGGAAAAGAAGAAATTGATAACCTTACACTGGCACAAATGATTGCTAAAGTGCAAGGTAAAGAATTAAATTATGAAATGAGCGACTTTCATTCTGCAAGGCCGGGCCACGATTTGCGATATTCGTTGAGTGGTGAATATATGAAAAAATTAGGTTGGGAACCACAGATTGCTTTGAGTGAACGAATTGAACAAGTAGTGAATTGGACTTTAGATAATGATAGGTGGTTAAAATGAAAATTGCGTTGTGTTTGTCTGGACAACCTCGTAGCTTTAAACAAGGCTACGAGTACCATAAAAAGAATCTACTAGACCATTATGATGTGGATGTTTTCATTCACACATGGGTAGATTCTCCTGATTTGCAAGAATTAGCAGAACTTTACAATCCCGTTGTAATGATGGTTGAACCAAAACCAGTTGGTGATTTTGATGAAAGGTTTACTAATACTCCAAACCCTATTGCACACCCACCAAGATTTACAGTTGCAATGCTTTACTCTATTTTTAAATCGTGTGAACTAAAAACCACCCATGAACTTTCTGAAAGATTTGTGTATGATTGGGTAATTAAATCTCGTACCGACTACGCATTAAATGTAAAACTTCCATTTGAAGAACTTGATAACACAAAATTGTATATGCCAAATTGTCGTATGGTTCCAACAAGAGATTTTGGTAATGACCAGTTTGCTTTTGGTGGTTCAGATGTGATGAACAAACGAATGGCCATTTATCAAAACATGGAACATTTCTATGACCAAAATGTCACTATGATTGGTGAAGATATGCTTAAAGCTCAACTTTACGAAACAAATTTACACGGTGAAAATTTAATATATGTTAATATGAATAACCCATTTCCGCCGGGTGAATTTAATGGAACATGGCATTCTCTTATTCGTGATGATTGTGCTGAATGGAAGAAACGATAGTAAAAGAATTAAAGGGATATTCAGGTAGTAAAATCTACCTAATGCAAAATAATGAACATCTCTTTATTCGTAAACTTGGTAATGTTGAAAGGAACCACGAAAGGTTAACTGCTCTTTTTGGTAATTATAATGTACCAAAGATTTACAAAAAGGAAAATGAGATACTAGACATGGAGTATATCCATGGCCTAGATATGAAGAACTATTTAAGAACTAATAATACAGTAAATTTAATTGAGTTTATTGCCAATATTATTCGTTCTTTTTCTTTAAATGGCATTGACAAAGATTATACAGAAGTGTATAATAGTAAGTTGAAATGGATAGATGATGTTGATAGCCTGCCTTTTACTAGGCAGGAATTGATTGATAAACTACCAAAAGTATTACCTCAATCTGAATATCACGGAGATTTGACATTAGAAAATATTATCAAAACTGATGATGAATTTTATATGATTGATGCTGTAACAATTGAATATGATTCTTGGGTTTTTGATATTGCAAAGTTAAGACAAGATTTAGATTGTAGGTGGTTTTTAAGAGAAAGTAATTTGATGTTGGATGTCAAATTAAAAAACATTCAGAATAAAATTCTTGAACTTTTTCCATTAGCCAACAATGATTACTTACTAATTCTTATGTTAATACGAGTCCTTACTCATGCACCAAAAGAATCATTTGAAAACAAATTTATATTAAAAGAAATAAACAAATTATGGAAATAATTGTACCTGCAGCAGGATTATCTACTAGATTTCCCGGCACACGACCAAAATATCTCTTGTTTGATTACAAGAATACTCTAATGCTTAAAAACGCATTACGACCATATATTGGGTTACATAATATCACCATTGGTATTCTACAAGAACATGAGGACAAGTATCAAGCCTCTGAATATATCCGTAATGAAGTTGGTGATATTAATATAGTTATCTTAAAAGAAAGAACCAGTGGCCCAGCAGATACAGTATATCAAATAATTCAACAAGCTGGTATTTCTGATGATTTCGATATCTTAATTAAAGATTGTGATAATTTCTTTGACCATAACTATTCAGAAGGCAACTACATTTGTGTTTCCAATATTGCAGAACATGAGATACTAAAGAAGTTATCTTCAAAAAGTTTTGTCATATCTAATAACCAAGGCATCATTACAAATATTATTGAAAAGAATGTGGTATCTGATACATTCTGTGTTGGTGGTTATAAATTTGAATCTGCAAAACTATTTAAAGATACATTCCAAAAATTATCAAAAAATATACCAGAAGTATTTGTTTCTCATGTCATACAAGATTGCCTAATGAATGGTATAATTTTTACTGAAAAAAAAGTTACAGACTATATTGATGTTGGTACTGCACAAGACTGGTTTGAATATAATGATAAACCAGTAATTTTCTGTGATATTGATGGAACAATTATCAAGGCACAAACAAAATATGGTAAAGATTCTTATGCAAATGGTTATACTCCATTGACAGAAAATGTTAATAGTATTTTGGCGATGATAAGTAAGGGCTCACAAGTAATCTTCACAACAGCAAGAAAGCAAGATGCGTATGAAGAAACAATTAAAATGTTAAATGAATTAGGCTTTAAAGATTGTAGTTTATTGATGGGTTTAAATAGTAGTCGTAGAATTCTTATAAATGATTATAATGATGCTAATCCATACCCAAGAGCATTTGCAATTAATATTAAACGAGATAGTGATAATTTAAAAGACTTTATATGATAAACATGGATAGAGACCTATTCATTATAACATCTGCCATACGAGCAACAATTGGTGTTATTGATGATGAAACAAGATTAAAACAAACACTAGAAGGACTGCAATCTTTACGAAAGGCTGCACCTGATGCACTCATTTTATGGGCAGATGCTTCGTCCAAAATGGTTGATGAAGCAACAATGGCACAAGTAGCACAATATTGTGATAGAAGTATCAGTTTCTTTGGTGATGAAGATTTGATGTCGCTTGCAAATGCGGGCCTTAAATCACAAGCAGAAATTACTCTGTTATTTAAGACACTAAGTATTATTAAACAACATCCTGATTTGCAGAAGATGATGGCTGGTGTTCGTAGAGTGTTTAAGTTATCTGGTAGAACCAATATGTTAGAAGGTTTTGACCCTAAGGCATATGATAATCTATATGGTAAGTATGTTTTTAAGAAAGCTATTCCATCTTGGTTGCCACCATACAAACAAGTAGAATCTGATTGTAGTCATCTATACATAACTAGGATGTATTCATTCTGTGTATCATTAATTGATAACTATTTGCATATTCTACCAGAAATCTACCGAACAGTTAATGAGTTTGGTGTAGATACAGAACACGCACATTATGGTAACACAGACAAGAATTTAACTGTTGAATTTGAAAATTTATATTGTGAAGGTGTTTTGGCAGGAAATGGCCAAAAGGAAAGTTATTAATGTTTATCGTACCATGTAAATACAATTCATCATGTTTAATTGAAAAATCTATTGAATCTATTAGAAAATTATATCCAACAACAAAGATATTGGTTGTGGATTCTGATTCTGAAGATAAGACTTACCGTAATCAACTTGCTGCCTATGATATCATTTTTGCTGACATTAAAAATCCAAATTATGAATCAGGTGCCCTTTGGTATGCGGTAGATAAGTATAAAGAAGATTGGTATGTTTTATTGCAAGATTCCGTTATATTAAACAAATCTATTGATGAACAAATTAACTCAGAAGAATTATTTTATTGTTTTATTAATTTCTTTGAGGACTCTATGAGTAATCATATGAGAACTGACCCATCTGCATTTATTTCCAAAATCAATGAAATGTTAGGAGAATTTAAGCATCTTCCTTTAGATAGTAATACATTTTATTCTGGAGTATTTGGACCTAATTTCATCATTAAAAGAAAAATGGTTGATATGATGTTGGATAAAAAATGTAACATCACATTAAGACCAGAAAATAAGTATGAACACCAAATACAAGAAAGAGTATATGGCTTAATCGCAAAGCAATGTGGTGTTAATGTTATAAAAAATACATTGATTGGAAATTTACATGAGTTGATGAATGGTTCAGGATTTAATCATCAAAAAGAAACTTTAGAAACGGATTTGATTACCAAAACTTGGTTAAACAAACATAGACAATGAACAAACTAGTAATTTTTGACCTTGACGGAGTTTTAATTGACTCCCGTGAATTACATTATGAAGCATTGAATCAGGCTTTAGCTAAAGTAGATTCAAAATATATTATTTCTCGTGAAGAACACCTATCAATTTTTGATGGGTTGAACACTACAAAAAAATTAAACCTGTTATCTCAACTTAAAGGTTTACCATCAAAACACTATGATGATATTTGGAAAGACAAACAGAAATCAACACTTGATTTGATTGCCAATGCACCAAAAAATAATTCAATTGAGATTATTGTTGGTGAATTAAAAAAACGAGGTTGGAAAATAGCAGTAGCATCCAATAGTATTCGTGAAACAGTCCGTGTGGCTTTAGATGCTTTGAAGATTCTAGGTGAAGTGGACTATTATGTTAGTAATGAAGATGTATTTAATCCAAAACCATTTCCTGAAATGTATTGGAAATGTATGTCAACTTTAAAATGTTTACCAAAGAACACAATCATTGTTGAAGATAGTCATATTGGCCGAGAGGGTGCATTAAATTCTGGTGGTCAATTGTATCCAGTTAAAGATGCATATGAGTTAGACACTATCAAATTTATTGGTATGATTGATGAGTTTGATAAACAAGACATGAGTAATAGTGTCCCGTGGAGAAATAAAAAAATGAATGTTCTAATTCCAATGGCAGGTGCTGGCAGTAGATTCGCAGCTGCAGGTTACACTTTCCCTAAACCATTAATTGAAGTTAATGGTAAACCAATGATTCAAGTGGTAGTTGAGAATTTAAACATTGATGCTCATTATATTTTTATGGTGCAAAAAGAACACTATGAAAAATATAACTTGAAACAACTATTGAATCTAATTAAACCGGGATGTGATATTATTCAAGTAGAGGGATTAACAGAAGGTGCAGCTTGTACCACATTACTAGCAAAAGAATTTATTAATAATGGTGACCCACTATTAATGGCAAACTCAGACCAATTCGTAGAATGGAATTCTAATGAATGCCTGTATGCCTTTACTGCCGATTCAATTGATGCTGGTATAGTTACCTTTAATGCAACTCACCCCAAGTGGTCTTTTGCCAAGCTTGGTGAGGATGGGTTTGTATCTGAAGTAGCAGAGAAGAACCCTATATCAGATTTGGCGACTGTTGGAATCTATTATTGGTCTCATGGAGAAGATTATGTGAAGTATGCAGAGCGGATGATAGAAAAGAATATTCGCACCAATAATGAATTCTATGTGTGTCCTGTGTTCAAT